TTTCGATTCATTGACCTTTTCTGCCTTTTTCAATCTTGTATAATAGTCTGGAAGTTCCTCCAGATGCTGAAGGGCAATCATTCTTGCCATTCTCTTATCACCAGTATGCTCACTCTCTATTTTAATCCCTTTTTTTAATTCTGGTTCTAGAGCATCAACAGAAATTTTATGCTTCTTCGCAATCTCCTCTGGGGACATATACTTTTTGATAGGTCCCTTTGGGTCAGTTGCTTCTAGAAGAAATTGTGAAAAAGTTTTCATTCTAAGAATAAGTTCTCTAGTTATTTAGAATCTTCTGCTGATTGCAGATTCTGCTTAAGAAGTTTTTGCAATTCCGCCGTAGAACCAATGAACATTGTATTGTTGTTAGTAACACTTTTAGGTCCAGATGAATCCTCCTCTTTTAACTTCTTCATTTTTTGTTGAAGATCTAATAACTTATCTGTTGTATCTGCAACGTTCTTAATTAACTGACCTGCAACTTCAAATGCTCTAGGGGAATCTGATTGTTGTGCTATTTCTAGAATACCATCAATTGCTTCTTGCCCTTTTTCAATAAGTGAATATAATTGTCCTCTAGTGTAATCATAATCTGCATCTGGATCATCTTCTCCTTTCTTTGGGGATTTTTTGACAATACTAGATGGTTCTGAAATTATTTCTTTTGTTATTGGAGACGATTCAATATCTAAAGAATCATTTATTGCTTCAAAGTCATTTTTCATACATCAATACCTTTTCTTGGACTATATACTCTTCCATCACCAAAATCGAATCTCTCCTCATTGAATCCAAAATCATCCCCGAATTCAATAAGTTCATCATCGGATGATGTTATAGCATTTACTGCTGCCCCTTCTTGATGATATGACAATTGAGTATTGTCTTGAGATCTATTAACAGTTAATCTATTTCCTGTAATATCTTTAATGTACATAGATTCTTCATTTATCATAATATAACTATTGGATACTAATGAAGTTGCATCAGAAACTTCAAACATAGTTCTTGTTTCGTCAATATCTTCTGCTAATACAGTTGTTTGATCATTATCATAATCTTTAGTTGCTCTTGGCTCAACAAAATATCTCAATTCTCTTGATGCATTCTTTCTTTCTGTAGTTGTATAATAATCAACTTGAACTTTTTTAATTAGAGAATTTCCACTTTCTGGAACTGGTCCAAATATTGATGTTTTTGCTGTAAAATTTAAAGTATATATCAAACTCCTTCTTGTAGTATAATCTCCCTCATAATTATCATTCATGGAAATACTTTCTAATATTATTGGTATATCTCTCTTCTCGCCAATGGAACTAACCAAATCCACGGTCAAATTAAATTGAGGTTGGAAATATGGCAGTATTTGCTCCACAATCTGGAGCATATCATCATTATATTTTGTTATAATATTTAATTGTATCCCAATGTTATAAGGTGCAGGCATATAAACCTGAACTGGATTTCCAGAAGATTTTACTCCTTGGAATGTCTGAACAGTTGATACTTTTCTTGATGAATCATACTGAATGCTAGTCATTTCAAATGACATTCTTGGCAAAGTTATTGCAACTTTTTTTCTCAAGTCAGGTTTTTCTTCCAATCTTGCTAAGAACTTTTGTATCGGTCCATATGCTATTGGAACTTTAATTAAACTAATATCATCTCCAGCATCATCCTGATGACGTATTTGGATATCATTAAATAATGTTCCAAAGGCAATTATAGTTCTTTTTATTATCTCGTGATAATGATATTTTCCAAACATTTTAATTAATACTTTTATTTAATATTTAGAAATCACCAAATGGGTTTTTTTCCGAGAAGTCTAAAATATCATCTGCTTCTTCTTGGATAGTTATATTCTCCGCATATGGGTCATGAATATTATCTGTAGTTATTGATAAAACCTTATATGTTGCTCCGATTCCAATGATTTCTTCGCCAAGAGCAAAGTTTCCATTAATAATTGATACCTTAAGAGTTCTTGTGTCATAATCCCATCCCTTAACGTATGCATTAGTTCCAGTGCTAGAACCTCTAACAACTTCATTATACTCATAATCTCCAGTTGAAATTCCTATTGGTGATGATATTTGTATGAATGGGGTTGTACCATAACCTACTCCAGCATTTGTGTATCTTATTGCTGTAATTATTCCGGTAGTAGTCAATATAGCTTCTGCTGTTGCTACATCGGATGGTTGATAACCAAATGGAATTGGTGGAGCAATAGTTATAGTTGGAACTGTGGAATATCCAACTCCCCCAGAAGTAATTTGGATTGGTCCAAGTGATCCAGAACTTATTATTGCTGTTGCTATTCCACCAGAACCATAATTACTATTAGATTTTATTGTAATTACTGGTGGTTCTGTATATCCAATTCCTGGATTTGTTATTAAAATTTTACTTATAGATCCTCTATCTAGAATAGCAATTGCTTGTGCTGTGACTCCAGATCCAACAGGACTTCCAATAATAACTTTTGGAGCAGATTTATAACCATAACCACCATTTAAAATATCAATTTGAGAAACTGATTTTCCTGATGTTGGAGATATAAGATCTTCTGCTAAAATTGTTTCTGCTGTAGCAATAGAAGCTAAATCTGTCACCATTCTTATTGTTGCTATATATCCAAAATCCTTTACATTCTTATCAACATCATCTAAACCAGTATCAATAATTTCATCTTCATATTCAAATAGTTCACATCTTAACTCATAAGTATAAAGATTATTGAGTTGATAAAAAGGAGTTTTCAACTCAACAAATTTTATCTCGAATAAGGCATTGTCCAATGGCAAATAAATTAAATCACCTTCTTGTGGTCTAGTCGGAACCTTTACAACATTTGAAAATAAATTTAATTTTGGAGTAATAAAATCTTCATATCGTTCCTTAGAAATTATAAATGTTATTTCATCAGTACTTCTTACGCCAAACTTTGAAAGAATATCACCATTCCCCCCAAATCCATTAAAAGTTGATATGTATGCTTCTATTCTAAAACTATCATCAAATTTAGAAACAATTATTTCTTTGATTATTTTTTTCTCATTAATAATTTTTCTGGGCATGTAAAGAATATCTTGCCCATAAATTGACAATTGCTCATTGATTAAATCTTGTACAAGTCTCTGTTCACTTGGAGATCCTTGTAAAAAATAGGGATTTAAGGGTGTCATATTAACCAATCATATCTAATGGTGGCATTTCATACTCTGATTTAAGTTTTTGTTCTATTTCTTCTAACTCTCTAATTGCATCTTCATACAGTTGTCTTCCATTCAAAGTAATACCTCCAGGAAGTTGAACTCCATTGAATTTAATCATATTTTGTCCCCACTGTCTTTTAATAAGAGCAGTAAGATATCTCTTTAACCAAAAGTCATTATATATTTTTGGGAAATCTGCAGGATCTACGATTCGGTAGCAATCCAAAACTATATAAGTATCTGGATCAACTTGTTTCCAGTCAATATCCAAATATAAACGATGCTGCTTTTTATTGAACCTTAATTGAACATCTGGAGTTAATATTCTACTAATATCCTCCAAATGGGTTTTTACCATTGCATAATTTAAAAGATCCAATGCACCATAATAATACAAGTCATTCAAAAAGATTTGGTATTTGATATTAAAAAGACCACTAGAAATAGTGCTAGAGTCAACTTTAAATACACTGTTAACACCAATAATTGTATCTGGCAATTTTAGAAAATTAATTGATTCTTCCCAAGACACTGTAGAAATACCAACTGAAGAAGAAGCAGTAGTTATATCCTTCCCAGATCGTAATATATCCTTTTCTCCTGGTTGTAGTTGATGCTTTAAAAATACTCTTTCAATGCCATCAAAGTGCCTCTCGTGAAAATATTGAATAGCATCATCCATTAAATTATCAATCTGATCATCATCTACGTTTATTTCTAAAACTGGCTTTCCTAGTTGTTTTAGGCAATACTCTTTTAGTTCTGCCCTAGATGATGGTTGTGCCATTTATATAACAAAATCCCGATTTCTTTGAGTATTTATAATTTAGTAAAGAAGATGTCAGGAATCTTTTCCGCAAACAACAAAATTTACATTAGTGTTGGATGACTTAATAAAAATAATATCATTAGTTCCAACCTTTAAGTTTGTTTTAGAGTATACATCACCT